TAATACTGCTTGCAATTTAGCAAATTCTTTGTTCTCATTTAAATGAGTTACAGCAAATTCACTTGCAAATGCTTCAAATAAGCGACGTCCAAACATGTTCTCACGAGCAGTTTGAATATCTTCTTTGAGTTGAGCTAGTTCTGAGCCTAGATTGTTTGCTACTGCTTCCTTGACAAGGGTAGCACTGCGTTTAACAAATTGACCTTGTAGTTCCGCTAATTTTTGTTTAGCTTCTGCTACTAGTTTCACTTTAGTTTCAACTACAGCTTTCTTGTCTTGGTCAAACTCTTTGATCTCTTCAGCTAAGGCATGGATAACAAATTTCTCTAACTTAGCAACTGCTTCAGTTTGAGTTTTGCGATCTGATCTTAACTCTTTGATTTCTTCAGCAAGTTTAGTAACTAAAAAGTCATTAAACTTACCTGCGCTTTCGATCATGTGAGTTTTAAATTTCACGCGATCTTCTGCAAGAGCTTTCTTCTCTTCGGCAAACTCATTGAGTTCAGCGGAGAGTTGTTCAGTAACCATTTTGTCTAGAGCCTCAACCATTACATTTTTGTCATGTTCATAGCGACCCGCAAACTCTTCACGCAATTCAGCGCGAATGGTTTCACGAGCTTCAGTTAATTTAGATTCCCAAGCTTCGTTTAAACTTGCTTGAGTTTCTTCGTTAATGATGCCGGAATCTAACAATGGTTTGATAGCGTCTAACATTGTGATCTCCTATTTAATTTTTAGATCTTTGATTAAGCCTTTTACAGCTTCTTTCAAATACTTCTGTACTTTTTGATCTGCGCTGGCTTCACGTGCCATTTCGAATACCTTACTGCCACCACGCATATTCATCAGTCCTTCGTAAATCGCTGTTGGATAAGCATTTGGTGCGCTTGGTTGCGCAACTACGTCTACTGTGACTATTTCAAAGTCACTTACTTTGCCGTCTCCCTCGCTTACGTTGCCGCTACCACGAGATGAAACACCAAGTTTTACTCCTGATTCCAACATGGTTGTTACTAATGTACCCATTGGAGTAGGAAGAACTCTTAATTTACCAAAACCGTTAGGACCATCCATCCACATATCAATAATCATATGTGAAACGCGATCTAGATTAATTTTCAAATCATCTGGGTGATCAACTTCGCCTAAGACGCTGTAACCACCCTTGATTTGTTCATTTAATGCAGAAACGGCTTTTTCAATCTCATTTACTGGATATACACGCTCATTATGGTTTTTAACGCCACCTTGGATGAATATACCCTTCATGTAAAGATTCTTACCTTTGCCATCATGCGAGTCTTCAGTCAAGACTTCCATTCTCGCAGCGTCAAACGTTAAGTTCTCTTTAAGATAAAATGCCATTATAGTTTCCTAATTATTTTGCTAATGGTGAAGTTGCATTTACAGCACCTTCTTCTTTCTTAACTGCTGTTGCTTTTTTAGCAAATGCTTGACCAGCTTTAGCACCAGGAACATTTTCATATGAACCTGCGCCTTTTAATTCGCCTTTTGGTTTAGCAGTAGCTTTTGGGCTAGTACCGTCTGGGTTAGCTTCTGCGCCACCTTTAGCGATGTTTGCGCTTGAACCACCCATGTCATTCTTACCAGCTACTGTTGAAGCTTTGTTTACGTTTGCTGAGCCACCTTTACCAACTTCACCGCCTTCAGTTTTGTTTGAAGGTGCAGCTACTTTTTCAACATATTCACGAACGATAGTTTCATCAACTTCTTCAGCTTCTTCGTCTTCTTCGTCTTCTTCTTTAGCTTCATAAAACTCTGATTGTTCTTCTTCTGAACCTTCGTCACCATGGATACCTGGCATTTCGTGTTCTTCGTGTTCTTCACCAGCCATTAATGCATCAAATTCAGCTTTAAGTTCGTCAAGTGCATCTTCAAGATCAACTACGCGATCTTCAATTTCTGCTTCACCTTGTTCTTCTTCGCCTGGCATTTCTTCAGCGTCCATAGCATCTTCTTCAGATCCTTCTTCGCTTTCTTCTTCTTCAGTCATACCTTGTTCATCGATAGTGATTTCGTCTACTAGGTCTTCAACTTGATTACCACCTACTTCGTCTAGGTCTTGTTCATCGATTAAATTTTCGTAGATATCGCGTGATTTCTCAACCACGATTGTGTGAAATAATTCACGAGCTTTATCAGTTTCATCATTGATAATGTGCTCGATCAATTGTTCATATTTGTTCATGAAAGAACTCCTTAAAATTAATATTAAATCCGGACTAATACGTTGAATAAATGTATTATGTTTATATATTTACACTTAGATTACAGAAATGGGGTTAAATGCGTTGTTTTTGATTGTTTTTGGAGGATAATTACATCATTGGTGCTTCAGCAGCCGGAGCTTTATACTGATTGCGTACTGAATCTAATTTCTGCTCATGTTCTAACTTACGTACATCATTCATGATTCTTAGACGATTAAGCTGTTTTAAGGTCAATTTAGTCTTGCGTAGGTCACTGAGCTTGACCGCAGAATTATCGTCTTTTTCTGTAGCGTAGCCAGTAGGAGTAGGTTCAAATATTTCTAAGATGTTCATAAGAGTATTTACCAAATTGCCTATAAACCCAGGCTACCACCAGGTGCTTCTGGTGCTGCTCCTGCTGTTTCTGGACTTGCACCTACAGGTATTTCACCTGGCATCGGGGCCGCTGGTGCTAGATTATCAAGATCTTGCTGGATACCTGCATTAGTTACGCCAACTGCACGTAGGCCAGCATCTGGTGCTGTAGTTTCTTCAGCTGTTTGATTTTCTTCATTCCACATTTCTTCATTGTCCTGCATTTCTTCTTCGCTGAGATCGAGATAGCGTTTAAGCAAGAATCGTTTTGAAAGATACGGTGTAGGTTCAAGGCTTGTAAATGCCTGTATGCGAGTAGCATCAATCTCTGCTTGACGGTACTTGGCAAAGTTTTGTGGCTCATTGAAGCGTAATTCAAACACGCTGCCGTCAATGTTAATACCACGCCAACGCATGAACATCTTAAATTCTTGGTCTAGTTTGTCAACGATTAGGTTTTGTAAGCGTTTACAATATTGATTAAAGCGCCATTCTTGGATCAGTGCTGTGGTTGATCTGCCATCACTGTAGCCACGTTCACTGTCGTCGTCACCTGTTGGCAAGTAACTACTTGGAATACGTAGACCACGGAACATCTTATTAGTAAAGAAACGTAGGTCGGTGATCTCACCTAGATTTTGACCACCTGGGAATACATCCACGCTAGAACCACGTCCGTCTGCTGTTACAGGGAAAAAGTAATCTTCGTTAGTTGATAATGGATTATATGTAGCATCCATCATGTTACTGCCGCCGCCAGTTTGTGTTGGGATACGACGTTGATGGATTTCGTTTTTAATGCGATCAACAAAGGCCATGGCCATGTGACTTGGCATATTACCTACGTCAATTTTAAACACACGACGTTCCGGGGCACGTTGTATGCGATAGATAAGGATAGCATCTTCTAATAATTCTTTTTGTTTGAATACTTTGAAAATACTTTCAAGGATACTATTACCAAACGGCCAATTGACATCTAGGCCTTCTGTTAAACTAATGTGTACTACATGTTCTGCATCAATTGGTGCTTCATTCTGTGCATGGCTAAAACGACTACCGCCACTGTAGGGAGTATTTGGTTGTACGTAACTACCGCTTGGTCCACCTACCTGTGGGTGATTGATAAACGTGTCACTAGCTGATATACTAGTCGCTGTTAGATTTTTAAAATTGATGTTGATATCTTTGATTAGATATTGTTCTGGCTCTTTACCTTCAGCTTCATTGACAATAACTTTAACTACCTTGTACATCTCTGTCCAATATAATTCAAATGTTTCTGGATCACGTAGGAATACTTGATCACCGTATTTTAATACGTTACGGACTAATTTGAATAGGCGTTTGTTAAACTTGTTTAGGCTACACCATTGGTTGAGTTGATCTTTAAGGATCTTGATTTCATTGTCAGTAGGTTTTTCTTTAAAGAATAAATCAAAGCCCGTACCGTTTTCTAAATTACTCTGTGTACAGAAGTCAGCGATGATGTCCAAGGCCGCATTGACTTCACTGTCCATGTCCATCTGCTCATATTGATTGTAGCGTTCTGTACGGTTTGGGTGACCGATGTAGACTTCTGGTAGTTTGCTGGCAAAGTTACGGTAGCCTGGATCAACTGCATTGGTGCGTCCACTGATAGGACTCATCGATCCACTAGATTCTGGGTTTGCCGCTTTGAAGTATTTTTTCCAACCTGCCATAATATAATCTCTTTAAGTTTACAGTATTTATCAGGTTAATAACTGTTCTGTACTATTTGTGATGTTAGAGTGTTGTTAGTGCCCATGGCACGTAGGATTTCGGATAATATGCTGGTTTGTTGATGCACTGCGGCTGTTAAGCTACTGCTATCCAAACTAACAGGAATCGAACGGTTATCTGGTAGTGGTACTACTGCTTCTGTACCGTGCAGTACTTCATTGTATCCGCTGTTAGGGCCTTCAGATATGCCGCCTAGTGCTTTGCCTTTTTTATGATCCATTGCCCATTGGTTTATATTATCAGGATTTACAAAATCTGGACCAACTGCGTATGGATTAGCACTATTTCTAATTTTTTCAGCATTTAAACTAAATCCACCCGGCCCGCCTGATAGTGATTTTGGTCCTTCAAGTATTCCGGCATCTATTAATTTTTGTCTAGCCGCTAGTAA